GCAAACAAGGCATTTTTTATCGCAAAAACGAGCGATGATGTTTATACCAGTTTCATAAACGGCCAGATCTCCCCGAAAAAAGCGGCTGCATACGGTGAAGTCCTTGGAGACAATCCCCAGTTGCAGAATACCATTTTTTCCCTGGACGTAAACCAGAACTCATTCAAGGGACTCAATGACGGTGCATTCCGAAACGCATTAATGATTCAAAAACAGTCCTATCGACCAGACGCCTCAAAGATGAAAATGTCTCAAACGGAAATATGGGGCCAGGCTGGGGAGGAGGCTCAGGCCGCGTTAAAAATGTCGATCTTCCGTGGAAAGCTGGTCGATGGTTTCCAGAGTCACATGAAAAAAATGATAAATATTATATCGGCGGCTGAAAAACTTGGTAAAAAGCCGTCAACCGCAAAGCTGGCAAGCGATCTTGGAATTAACGTTAAAAGCGAAAAGGATTTGACTGAAACAAATAACCTCTACGATTAACAAGCAAGGAAATTTGTGCTATAATTGTGAAAGAGAAAGAGATGAAATGCGAAAAATGCAAAATGAAAATAATCAATGAAAATCCACCCGAAAAATTGCTCAATGCCATCATCAATAACGGCATGCGTCCACACGCGAATGTGATATTTACATACGGCGACACGATTTACAATCCAGGTGGCCAAGACATACCCGATCACCTCATTGAGCACGAGGGAACCCACTACAAACAGCAAGGTAACGACCCTGACGCATGGTGGGGCCGATATCTGATTGACCAATACTTCCGTATCGAACAGGAATCCGAAGCCTATGCTCGCCAGTTCTCCTACATATGCGCCACAGTGAAAGACCGCAACCAAAGACACCGAATATGCCTCGACCTCGCTGGTATGCTCGCAGGCCCCCTTTACGGCAATGTAATCGGTCAAATGAACGCTTACCAAAAAATTAAAAGCCTATCAAAAGTAAAACCATGAGATACTGCGACCACGAATTTATAAAAATCAGCACTGAGAAAATCCACTCAACCGAAGAGTATGCCGTGATTGTCTGTCACTTCTGTGGTCGGGTGAAGCAGGTTTATCGCGACGGTCGTGTCTTTGTTCTTAAAGAAGAGGGCGAAGTCACAAAAACATATGGCAAAACCAGCGATACCAGCAATTGAAGCTGATAACGGCATTCTTGATTGGATGGCCGAAAATCGCATTAAAAACGAAAAAGGTGATCCTATTACATGGGATGACCACCCTTTCCTCATTGATATTTATGATGATAATTCAACAAATTTGACTGTCATGAAAGCGGCACAAGTTGGCATGTCAACACTGCAAATTCTTAAAAATCATCGTGATTCAAAGCGTCACAAAATGGATATTATCTATACATTACCTACAGACGGTGATGTGAGAGTTTTTGTAAGCGGAAAAGTAAATCGTATTATTGCCAACAATAAAAGCATGATCGATGATGTGGCCGATAAAGACAGTATCGAACAGAAACAAGTTGGCAATTCAATGATATACTTCAGAGGAACTTGGACAAAAAAGGCCGCTATTATGGTCACCGCCGACCGGCTTGTGCATGACGAAAAAGACAGCTCCAAGCTCGATGTTATTGCCGACTATCAAGCCCGAACTCAACACTCAAAATTTAAACAAACGCACACATTCAGTCATCCCTCACTGCCTGAAACAGGCGTCCACAACGACTGGTTGCAAAGCGACCAAAAGCACTGGTTCGTCAAATGCCCACACTGCGCTCATTGGCAGTTTCTTTCGTGGGATACCGAAAACCCACGAAAAATGTCGATTGACATTGATCGTGGTATATTCGTCTGCAAACGATGCCGAAACGAATTGACTGACTGGGTCCGCATCACAGGCCAATGGGTCGCGCGCTACCCCGAACGCGCATGGTCTGGTTACTGGGTGCCACTCTTGATATGCCCATGGATGAGTGCCAAAGAAATCGTCGCAAAGTTCAAACATCCCGACACCACTCCCGAGTTCTTCTACACTAAAATACTCGGCTTGCCATTCGCTGACGGTTCCTCGAAATTGCTTCGCCAAAGCTTTTTCCAAAATCTTACCAATCAATCGTGGGCACCAGCTAAAAATGAGCGCGTTATCATCGGCATTGATACAGGACTTCGACTCGATTATGTCATTGGCAACAAAAGTGGCCTCTTCTTCCATAGTGACTGCACTGATTACGGCGACCTTGATGCGCTCATGGAACGCTGGCCTCGCGCCATCGCAGTAATTGACCAAGGCGGCGACCTCATCGGCTCGCGCAAGTTCTTCGAAAAATGGACTGGTCGAGTCTTCCTCTGCTCCCTCGCTGGTGATCGCAAAACCAAAGAGCTCATCAAATGGGGAAAAGGCGCGGAACACGGCGCATGCACAGCCGATCGAAATCGAATGATTCAGCTCGTCGTCGATGAGTTCCGCAATAAACGAGTTCCTGTCCATGGGAACGAATCAGATTGGTTCGAATACTGGCTCGACTGGAACAATTTATCAAAAATAAA